ATGAGGCTGCTCACATTTTTTGATAAATATGTAGCTTTGGGTCTTAAACCCATAGCTGTATTCAAAGACAGTAAAAAACCTGCTTGTCAAGGCTGGAATGAAGATTGGAGCATCGAACGATGGCGTGAATATTTCTTGACAGATGAATACAATATGGGCATTTTGCTCGGAGATATTGTTGATGTCGAAGGAGATACTAATGAAGCAAATGATTTGCTTCAAAGAATGATTGATGGAGTTCCTTGTCCAAAATTTAGAAGTTCAAAGTCGGTACATTACCTATTTCAAAATCCCTTGCCCGATTTAACAAGAAAAGTATTTGATGGAATTGAATTCAGAGGACACCGACATCAATCAGTTGTCCCTCCTTCTATTCATAGTGATGGCAATTTTTACGCATGGCTAGAAGGAAGTAAATTTCCTGTCCCGCCCATGCCTGATGAATTACTTTCTTTTTATCATCGGAATAACACGGAAAAACCACAAGCGATTCCACGAAAAAGAATCAGGCAAAAGAAAAACAAGGATTATTCCAAAACACAATGCAATTGTTGTCAAAAACATTTTATGATGCATAAAAAAAGATTAGTTCTTGAGGTAAGATCATTAAGAACTTTGAATCTCAAATGGATGTGCAGGTCGTGTCGAGAAATTGACCTCAGACAAATGTGTAGAGATATCAGGAAACAGATGAATCGACAAGATCAACAAATTTATAAGGAATAGAATCACTATATTTAAACAAATTTGAAATGTATGACGATACAAAATATAAATCATTGTCTGTTATTGCATGTCCGTCTTCTTTTTTCTCAAGAAAGAAAAGATTATAATTTTTTGCGATCATCGCATTTTTCATGGGCAAATATCTTTCTTCCCATGAAAAGCAATTATCATCACTTGAGTGAATAAGCATGAAAGGTGTTTTAACTGAACACTCTTTCAAAGATTCTGGTTCAAATAGTGCTCCGCTGTGCAAAAAGGCAAAAGCAATATTCATGTCATAATTTGTAATTAGCTGTAACGCCACAACACTTCCAGCAGAATAACCGATAAAAACTAATTCATTGAGACTTATATCAAATTCCTTGATTATTTCATCTACATGATTTTTTATTTCACCAATATTTTTATTTAAGCCTTTAATGGCATCTTCTTGATCATCCATACCATTTGGCATCGGATACCATTGTGAAATGGGTTGAATCGCTATCAACCTCGTTTCTTTTAGATAATATTCATATTTCTCTATGAATGATTCTGCACTACCACCTCGTCCCGTGAATAAAATAGCATTGCCTTTTATTGGAAATTCTGGCTCATGAACTACAGTTTTAAAATTCATGACAGCCTCCATGATTCATATGGATCAGGAAGTTGTTTCTTTGACATTTCTTCAATACGCAAGAATAATTGTGATGGCATATAATTGGAAATAAACATCATAAATTTGTCGGCTTGCTTTTTGTCACAAGAATTGATTGCCTTGCACAGCAATTTTACATCATATCCTGTGCATGTGTATGCCTTACTTGGGTCATCGCTTTGTAACAACTTTTCATTTACAGACCAAAATTTTTCATGCAATTTATTCTCAACACATTCCAAGCAAAAACTCACGATATCGTAAACAAGTTCAACTAATTCTGGACTTGCAAACCAGAAATTACCAAGAGGACGGTATTCAAAACCATAATCTGTTGCACGATGACTTCCTGCATGACCATAAATTTTACGGCGTTCGACACTTGTCTCATCTGTGTCGAGAAAAATTGCTGGTACAGCAAGAAACAAATCCAACATTTTAATTACATTGAACGCATTGATTGGATTCTCAAGACCTTCACCGCCGATATGAATATGACCACCACCAGTACGAAAATTAGTTTTAGCAATCACTTCTTCAGGCGGCAAAATGCATCGTAATGTGTATGCATTCCATTCTGGATTGCAGCCTGCTATTCTTGCTTCCTTATCTTTTAATTGTTGATTATCATATTTTGCACTTGCTCGAATAACAAATCGTGAAGGCTTTACTAATTTTGCAAGATTTTGCAAAGCCGATCCAATATTCAAAAGAGCTTCTTCTTTGTTCTTGGCAGGCTTGACAGCGATTTCTGCAAGGACATTATCGTAATAAAATTGGCTTCCGTTTCTGGCAATCGCTGATTCTTTGTTCGGCAACAAAGATATCGCTGAAACCAAATCATCCCAGCGTGAAATCATAAATTCAGGATCGGTTCCAAATGTGAAGCGCATAAAATTACTCCTTGAAATCACCTGAAACGATGCCAATAAGGGAATGACACCGGTTGTCCTGCGGCTTTCAGACGCATATCAGTCGAGAAAGACATGATTCCAAGGTTGTTGTGAATCCTATCAATCAACAAATGTTTAGGATAATTTTTTTTAATATCACGATAAAATATTTTTTTATCACTATATCTTATGATTTTATAAATTGAAGGTTCAATATCGCAAAGCCATTTTGAATCTTTTGGTTGATATGGTTTCAAAAAACCATTCTTAATTAAATTTATTGTTGTGTTGTAATTTGTTCCAATTTGATGGCACAGACCAATCCTTATCAAGAAGCTGTACAGGGAAATCATTGGTGGAGCATTTAGCCATCTTTTATTTCCTTGAAATAAATACACACCATATTTGTATTCTTGCGGAGCATTGAGGCATTTTCTAACCTTGGTTTTAGGCATTCCAAGGCTTTCTTCTATCTGGTTCATAAATTCTATGCAAGCATCGATCTTCTTTGGTAATTTTGAGTCTTTTGAGTTCGTAACAAGAAGTCTGATTTCTTTAAGACAAGCATTAGGGTTATTTTCTGGGTTATAAAAAAAACGATAAATATCAAATTTTTGTTGATGAATCGTTGAAAAAATCACATCGTGCAAAAAATCTTTGCACCAAACAAATGGGTGGCATTGTTCAAATTTGTCAGAAACTAATGCGAATTCCAAACCTTTGTTGTAGACTTGCAAAATCTTTATTGAACTTGCAGGATGCCATAAAATTGACTTGCCATAAATTTTAGGCAACGACCTTTCAGGATTTGTGTTAAGCATTTCTGTCATTTAAACGCCTGCTACACATTAACATCAAATTTTAAGTTTTTGAAATAAATGAGTCAAATCAAATTAAAGAAGATGCCTCATAAATATGTCATGTTTGGTTTTCAACAATTTTTTAACGATCAGGGCGACGACAGCAAGATTGTTCAACTTTATCTGAGCAATCCTGAAACAAAAATAACTGAATTGGCAAAACAGGTTGGGAAATCACAAGCCGAAATATACAGAATTTTACATGCTCATGATGTTTTGCCGAATCGCTTAAAAATAAATCACGAAAAGGTTATTCAGTTACACAGAGTTGGATGGAATATCAATGAGATAGCTCAATTTACTGGATACACTACAAGAAATGTTCGCTACATAATCGCAAAAACCATGAATGAGAGAACCTGATGGCAGATACATTAGCCTTTTTATACAGCGATCCAACCGGCGCTGGTACAAATAATGACCCTGCCAAATCACTTGGTGGAGTACCAAGTGCATTTCAAATCAGCGGCAGCACCATTTTTGCAAATGTTTCTGACGCACAAGCTAGTTCTGGAGTTATTCATTATCGTTGCATTTATCTTTCAAATGAAACATCTTCTACTAATGTTTATAATAGTGAACTTTATATTTCTGATGAAATCGCTGGCGGAGCAGATATAAGTCTTGGATTTAAAGTTGCTGATGAAAGACAATTTGTTACAGTAAGTGATTTTTCAACAATAACAGGCGGATATCTGGATGTGACATATAACAGAGATGTATCTTACCCTCTAACTGTAAATTGGAATGCCACCCCGGCAACATTCGGGAATAACTTTCAGACACAATTAAACACAATAGATGGATTGGAAGATGTGGCTGTTAGCGCATCTTATGATGTTGGTCTTGATGTAATCACTTTTCAAATAGATTTTGTTTTGGGTGCTGGCAGTCGTTTTCATGAAATATTAGTGGTTGATTCAACAAATCTTACCTATACTGGCGGTTTACCAAATACTACAGTTGAAAGAAATGTTTCTGGAAGTCCCATCAATACAGAAACCGTTGATGTGAGTGTTGAAACTACTGCGCCATCAGGCGTAGTATTCGGTTACACTACATTAAATTTAAACACATTTAGACCTTTAGACATCATACCAATCTGGATCAGAAGAGTTGTTGCTTCTGGCACTTCAGGATTGAAAAATGATGGTTTTACGCTCCGTGTTAAAGGATTCTCAACTCCATAAGGAGAAAATGTTACCCTTACTTATTTTTGTTGCTGGATTTTTTGATGAACCAAAAGCAACTACTGATGACTATCAATCTTACATAAAAAAATACGAGCAAATATCAGAAAAATTATTTGATAAGATGTATTGGGACAACTTTGAAATTATCAATAAAAAAACAAATAAAAATAGCAAGTTTAATTCATTAAGTGAAATCGAAAAGAAAACATTCATAATTGCCTTGGCACAACAAGTAAGCACAGAAATGGCAAAGATACAAAACTCTTGGGAAAATGAATTGGATTTATACAAAAATCCAGAATACAAGTCTTCAAATCCAAAAGTTTGCAAGCCGCCAGAAATTGAAGTTTTTATCAGAAAAATTGTCGATTCAAGAAAAAAAATGGCAACTAAATTTGAAGAATTTATAAGTCAATATTGCAAAGAATTTGAAAAAGAGGTAACAGAACCTGAGCTTAAAATTTTGTCAAAAAAGATAAAAGAGTATCATGACTCTTTTAACTTGGTGCAAAGAAAAAAGGAGTAATCTGTGGATTATTGCCCAATCAGTAATAAACCCTGTCCGCACGCAAAAAATATCAATTTTTCTCAATTAGTCAATGGAGAAGTAGAAAATTTAAATATTTGTCAATTGTGCATGATACAAAAAGACCACACATTGATACCTCCAAAACTCACAAAACTTCTTGATTTGATTGAAAATGTATATGAAAACAAAAACAAAAAATGCTCAAATTGCGGGATTAAATTTGAAGAAATAATCAAATCCCAAAGGTTTGGATGCGATAATTGCTATAAAATATTCAGAGAGCAATCAATAATCATCTTCAAAAAATGTCAATTCGAAAATAAACATATAGGCAAAATACCATCAACTTGGGAAAAAGAATTTTTGAAACAAAACGCATCAATACAAATAGCTTTATTGAAAGAGGAAATGCGGAATGCTGTTTTTCAAGAGAAATACGAGGAAGCTGCTGCAATTCAAAATAAGATCAAGGAAATAGAAGCTGCAAAGGATAAACCATGAAATATGAATCTTTTTTAAAGTGGTGGCTTACATTCACTTTAATTGTTATTGGTTTTGTTTTTTGTGCTTATATGGGCGTGATTAAGAACATTTATGAAAAAGATGCGAGTTATCTTAGCATTGCAACCATAATCATCTTTGCAATCGTTTCTGTTTTTATAGGCAATAATATATTTCTTATTTGTAAAAAAGACAAACCATCCAAGGAAGAACTGGAAAGTTTTTCACGAAAAGAAGAAATAGGATGGTTCGTAAGCGAACTCTGTTTGAACTTGGGGATGTTAGGAACAATTGTCGGTTTCGTCATGATGTTGTCTGGTTTTGAAGGATTGGAAATATCAAACCAAAAAAGCATTCAAGGTTTACTGTCAGAATTAGGTAAAAGTATGGCAACAGCACTTTACACAACATTGGTTGGTCTAATCTGCGGACAATTGCTAAAACTACAAACTTTTATTTTGAGTTTGCACATCAATAGGCTGGAGTGTGATGAGAACAAAAAGACTTTATAGTTGCAACACATCCTTCCTCGATTTGTTGTTCAATATGTTGTTGGCTTTTACAGCCCTCTTTGTTCTATCATTTGCAATGGTGAACGAAAATAAGGATAAAAGCAAATCCAGCGTTGAAGTAAAGGCTGAATACATCATAACGATGAGTTGGCCAGAAGATATGGACAACGACATTGACCTTTATGTTGAAGACCCAATAGGCAACTTATGCTTCTTTCGCAGGAGAGAAGAAGGATTGATGCATTTGGATCGGGATGATTTAGGTTTTAAAAATGATTTTGTTGAAACTCCAAGTGGCAGAACAAAATATCCTTACAATCGTGAAATTGTGACTCTGCGTGGTTTCATCAGCGGCGAATATTGTGTCAATGCTCATGCTTTCAAGAAAAATGATCCAAGACCGTGCCCAGTTACCGTACAAATAGACAAACTGAATCCAAATGTAAAAACAATTCTTGTTAATTCTGTAACTTTGACGGAAAATGGAGAAGAAAAAACAATCATGCGTTTCAGGCTTGATTCATCTGGTGAATTATTATCATCCAACACCTTGGATCGTAGTTTGATTAAAGAAGCAACTCGTTTATCTGGACAGTAATATGGAAACACAAATTATAGGCATACCACTTACATTTCTTGTGCTGTTTGCAGTTGTATTGTGGTTCATTATTCTCGGAAAAGGAAAATGGTGGCTCAAAGCCGCAATCGTGCCCGTGGTTCTTTATTTCAGTCTCATTATTTGGTTTTCTTTAAGCCAGATATCAGGATGGGCATCGCCTAATGATATGCCAAATACATTTATTTTACATTGGTCTATCATCAAAGAACCATCTAAAAAAGATTCTCATGATCAAGGCGCAATCTTCATTTGGGCCACAGAAGTTGATGACAATTACCAAATGACCAATCAACCTGTTAATCCAATTCTTTATCCATTTACGCCAAGAAAAAATGCAGCCGAACCAAGATCATATCGTGTTCCTTATTCACATGATTTACATGAGAAATTGGCTAAATTACAAACCATGGTTGCAAGAGGGAAGACAGTTATAGGGAAAAGGAATGGAAATGGTTTGACAACAGATGAGGAAGGCCAAGGAAATGGAAAAGAAGGCAAAGGCAAACAAGGAAAAGGTGGCGCAGGCGGTAAAGAAGGGGGAAAACAAGGCTCAGGTGGAAGCCTGAGCCAACAACAAGATTTTATGTTTTATGAATTGCCTGCGCCTAAGTTGCCGGAAAAAATCACCAATCCTAGTGATGCGAACTGATCCATTCATTCATCTTTCTTGGATCAATAATTCCAAAGCCCTCGAAAAAGTGTTTGTTAGCAAATTTGGGATTGGATGTTGGTATGGTGCATTGTCTAAAAATGCGAATATAATCTTCGGCAGATTTCAAACCAAAATCTACTCCATGTATTCTTGTAAACGACAAAAGTAATGCTGCTATTCCAACAGCAAATGGATTGCTCATACTGGTTCCAGAAAGAATTGCGTACCAATTATCAGGAACGGTGCTTAGTATCTTCACACCGGGCGCAAGAAAGTCTAAATCTGGACCCGTGCAACTAAAATTTGCCCTGTTGAAATTTGAATCAACAGCGCCGATTCCAATAACATTTGGATAGGCAGCAGGATAAAAGATTTGTCTTGTTTGTCCTGCATTTCCAGCAGCACAAAATGTCACGCAACCTTTTCTTTCCGCATAATTTATTGCATCATGAATTTGAGGAGTTTCGGTCGGCGATCCTAGAGACATAGTGATAAAATCAACTCCTTGATCTGCTGCCCAACGAATTCCTTTCGCAACGACATCAAGATCGCCAGAACCATTTTCATCTAATACTTTTACAGGCAAAACTTTTGACTGCGGCGCAACACCTACGATACCAATGTCATTGTTCAAAGCGCAAATTGAACCAGTAACATGTGAACCATGACCATTGTCATCATCTGGTTCCATTTTTTCGTTGACAAAATTGCGTCCCTCTAAAAGGTTTTCTTGCAAATCTGGATGATCAAGATCACATCCTGTGTCAAGAACCGCAATCTTAACTCCTTCTCCTTGACTTAATTGCCATGATTGAGGCAAATTAAACGCTGTTATTTCCCATCCCGACTTCTGTTGAACATCTTGTATGGTTGCAACGGATTCTCTCAGGAAAGGAAGCAAATTTATTTTGTTAAGAATTGTTGACATTGGTCGGCTCCATTTTCCAATATTCCGCTTTGTATTTTCCAACTATAAACTCAATCAAATTACTTATTACGATTGAAATTACGATTTCTTTAATCATTGGAACAAACGGTGAAATAAAAGCCGGAAATGACTTCGTGGCAATATAATCGAAAAGTTTGGCTGTCACTAACAACACAGCAGCTTTCTTGTCCGCACCATCAGGTATGAAGGTTTCAACGAATTGAATGAAATCGTCAGTCACGCCAAGTAAAAATATTGTGGCCTTGATGATGTTACCTTTATTCAAGGAAAACCAGCCTTTTTTGTCTGGGTTTTGATTATCCCATTGTAACTTGGCATCTTCTAAATAAGAAGAAACTTTTTTCAATACTTCTTGTATTTGATCTGTTGTCAGATTTCTTTGCATAAACCTCCTTGTTATATCTATTTACTATTGTTGATTAAGTTTTATCATTGTACCCATCATTTCCGTGACTGTGGTTTCCATGATTTTTACACTTGAATCATTATCTCCATAGCTTATTTTCAGCTTTTCTCCATCAATAATCATGCCGCAAGGAAATGTGCAAATAATTTGATTCTTTTTTCTTACATGAGGTTCAACTGCTGCATCAGCAGGAAGATAGGTCTTTCTACCACACCAAATAGGAGCAAAAGGAGGTTCGCCAGAAAACAAATAGCAACCATTGTCATAATGCATGACTCCTCCTTGATATGATGCAGTATGAAATGTTGAAAGAAAATTTCCGTTTGAAATTCTTACCGGATTGGTATTTCCACGCAAATGCTGTTGATTGAACCAAGTATGTTTCCAAGATGTTCTATATTTTTGAAATGCTTCTCTGCCGGGTTCAAATTCATAAATATCATGTGGAACAACATTGGCAATAAAATAAATTTTATTTTCATGAACAAAAGGCATCCAATTTTTCTGTCTCGTTCTTAGTGTTGATGGGCTTATCCTCATCCTTGGACCAAGATTCATATTCATGCCTTGATTCAAATTCATTAAATAATTGCCAGCAATATGTTCGTCATGAATATTGGTATAAGTTGAATAAGTTAACAGAACTTTGTTGTCTGGCGTTATTATAAGTCTTGGATCGGCAACAGCTTGCAAAGGCAAAAGATAGTAGGAATTATTTATAATTTCATATTTTTTATCAAGAAAACAAGCAACAAGACGATACTCGTCGGGTCTGTATGCACAAAGAATCCTATCTTCAAGTTGCAAAATAGCAGCATTAAAGCTGCCTTTTTCAGGTAAGTTCAGCCTTGTAATATTACAGTTTACAGTTGTAAGCAGTTCAGATGGTCTTAGTGTGTTTATAGGCGAAAAATTTCTTACCGATTGGCTTCTATGATTTGATTGAACAACAGACCTTCTTTTTTCTCGTATATCAGATATTCTAGTTGTTGCAGAAGGATTAAGTTTGGCTCTTAATGCTTCTTGAATCCTTTGACGCTGTCTTTCTGGATCGAATCTCTGATATGGATTCATGATTACACCTCATCAGGAAGATGCCGTGGGAGCTTGTGGTGTTTCTTTGGGTTCGTTGCCCGTATTTATTGCGCCCTTAGCTGCTTGCATGACCTGTTGTGACTTCATGCCGAATTCATCCATTATTTCGCCAATCACGACTGTCATGAAATCTTTTGCTGCTTGTGGATTCATGTTTTGTTTTTTCATGAATGGTTCAAACTTATCACGCAAGAATTTTTGCAAAGTTATTTTAAGTTCATCTTTTAATTGTGTTTTGGGATCGGGAACAGGAGGCGAAGTATTTCCTGTTGGAGGTATTTGTTGCTGGCTTGGATTTGCCATATTGGAGGCTGAACCGCTAGAAGGCGAGGAAGGCGCAGCGGGAGAAGGCGCACCGCCTGATGATGGAGGAGGAGGGATCATGCCTTCTGCTTCGAGCATTTTGTGAAATTCATAAAAACTTTTCATGGTTGTTCCTCAATTTCTGGCGCATCTGGTTTTAATATCTTTTTATTCTTTTTGAGTTTGACATCACCGTCCAACTCTTGTACTTTTTTTATGGCCTTATCAATCTTTTCTCTCCATGTTGATATTTTCTCAACCGGAACATCTAAAAGTTTTGATAAGCCGTCAGAATTATTTACAACTAATTTAAAATTATTCCAAAAATCTTCGTCCAAATTGTTGCCTGAACGAATCACAGTCAGAGCGGAATCCTCAATCGGAATCTCTTTCTCTCTCGACAATTTCATGTTTTCCCACAATGCTTGGAAACTCATTTCTTTTGCCTTTTTTTGCCAAAAAGTTGTTCAGGACTTGTTCCGCTTATAACTTTTGAAGTTTGATCAGGCTTTATAGGAACTGTTCTTGGCGATGCTCCTGTTATCCTAACGCTTCCATTTCCACCAAGGTCTGATGTGCCGGGAGGTTGTTCCTGCGATAACTTCTCAAGCAAAAATTGCGTAAAAGTCAAATACATGACTTATTTAGACTTTTACACACTAAAAAAGGATTAACATTCTGAGACAAATCCGACTGTTCTTCGCCCATCGTTTGAAGGTGCTCTTTAATTTCACTTTTGTCATGACAATCACAAATGCTTATACCACATTCTTGAACTAAACCAAAATATATGCCTTCTTTTGTGATTTTTTTTACAACTCTATTATCACAGCCGGGAATTTCGCATTTCATTTTTAATCCTAAAAATTAGTCCAAATAATTTCCGTCCTCTTTTCCTTAGCCATATTTATCCTTTTCATCGACATATTCCAATTTTTGTAAAGACGCTTATACAAAGGACTAAGACATCCACTCAAAACAACTTTTCCATCAAATTCATTCAAAATTCTGTGCAATTCGATGTGATCATCTGGATTCACATCAGATTCATATGACATTTTTTTGTTGTCTCTCAAGTAAGGAGGATCACAATAAACTAAAGTGTCCTTCGCATTAAAAGCTTTAATTACATCCAAAGCTGGCTTCTCAAAAATAAAAACCTCTTTGATTCTTTCCCCATTTAACGCAAGAGAAGAAATTCCTTCCTTCCATGTTTTTTGATTGCTTAATTTGAGGTAAGATTTTTTTTGACCGTTTCGACTCATTTTCCGCAACATAAGATCATGAACGGCTTCATCGAGATAATCCTCAAAACTCTTTCTTTTCTCTGTTTTTTCAAATGTTTCTTGCGTATGCTTATACAAATTCATTCTTCTTATGAGTTCTGTAGGCTCATCTCTAATTGCACGATAAATATTTAAAATTTCTTTGTCTGTATCTGAGATAATTTCACGCTTTGATTTTTGCTTGAAAAAAAGAATGTTCAACCCGCCGCCAAAAGGCTCCAAGTATGTCATTTCTTCGTAATTTTCTGGGAATTTGGATATGATCCAATCCCGAACAGACCATTTTTCCTCTGTTGTCTTAATTGCTGGGCGTATGTTTTTCATCGGCACCTTTCGGTTCGCTAATTATAGTTCCACACTTACTGCACACAAAAACAAAAGGTCCATAGCCCAGCCTAGAACCTTCCCAAAACCATCCTAAATCAGGATTCTTCTTCTTACATTCGACGCACATGACCTTGATTTTCTGCTGCTCAAGCGGCAACGATTCTTCCGTATAAAAAAAACAATCTGGTTTTTGTTCTTCCATTGCACTAAATACCTCATCCTAAGAGAGATAAAACATGAGAAATTTTGATGCCTGCGTCAAACAAGAAAGATTATCCAAACAAACACTTCTTGCCTTGTTAGACAGTCAACTTGATTTTTCCAAAGGAATTGTGGCGCAAACCGGTTCCCCGATTGATTTTACGACAATTTTGAATCCCGTCTTGAAGTCAGTTGTCCAACAAAAAGTTAATGATGGCGCATGGGCATATCCTGACGAACTCAACAAGCCAAGTTTCAGAATAGCAACAAACGGCGATTTATTGGACGATAACAAGTCAAATTTGACTATTTTAGTCGATCCATTTTTTCCCGGACCATTGCCTGCAACATTTCCCTCTCAGACGGTTGTCTTGAATAGCAGAGAAGGTAAAAATGCCATACTAAATAATGTAACGAAATACATAAATAATGGTACATGGTTGTACTACGAACAATCAAATCCAAAAAGAATTTTGTTGACCAATCCAGACTGGACGATTGCTTCGTTTGATTCAAGAACTAGAAATGTTTGCGTGACATTGAATGCAAGTTCCGGCGCAAGACATCTAAATTTCACCTTGAACAATTTTGTTACTTCGTGAATTTAGATAGTAGAAGCATATATAATTGTAAACCTCTTTTTAAAAGGGAATAAACTATGGCAAGTTACACAGTCCAATTGACCCCAGCTTTGGTCAACCTCGCTACTGAAGGTTCACTCGACACCTCCGTCGTGAGCGGCGTTTCCATTCAGCGCACCGCTTACATCGAAACCGTTAATAATACTGGTCACCGTAAGGTTCTCGAACTCGTTGACGGCGAAAACTTCAACGACACTCCTGAAAACCCCACCGAATACAGCAACGGTTCCGGCGGTTACTGGATCGTCTGAGTTTCATCATAACCAAAACTCAAGCTTCAAGCTGGCCCTTTCCAAAAACAAGGGCTGGCTTGAAGTTTTTTTATTGGCCACCTTTAAATAGACAGGGGGCAAATATGCGAACTTTAACTTGCTTGTCTTTGCTGTTTTTATTCTCTTTGTTAATTTCAACCTCTTCATCATCAACTTTATCAGAAAATACAACAATTTATGAAAAATGTTTGTATCCAACAGTCGTAATTTATGACCCAGAAGCCAAAACGGGTGGAAGCGCATTTGTTGTTCGTTCAACCAAAGACGGAGATAAATACAAGAATTTTATCATAACTGCTTACCATGCCATCGAAAGCGATGGCCCATTCTTTGTGAAACATGTTAAATATAAAAACCTCTCTGAACCATATGCAGAAAAAGATTACTCGGTTTTTGTTTACGCCATGAATCCAAAAGACGATTTAGCCGTATGCGTTTTTGAAAGCGATGAACAAATGCCTGTGGCAGAAATGGATTTCGACCACAAGATTTATATGGGCAGCAAAATTTTTCATGTCGGATTCGGCATGATGGATGACGCAAGAATTGATCGTGGCGAAGTCACTCAACCTCTTACCTTCCGACCAGAATCATTTCGTGGAGCAATTAGGACTAATGCTTATACCATAGTTGGCGACAGCGGTGGTCCTCTGTTTTTTGAAAATAGCCATAAAGTAATAGGTGTTTGCAGAGCGGTCAGAAACTTGGATAAACAATTATTGACACATCAATCTTATTTTACCGATATAAAAGTCATCAAATCTTGGAATGACTCATTAGATAATGCTTTGCTGCCAATATATAATCATAAAGAAAAAATGCCTGTCCTGCCATTTTTAAAACTTAAATTGCAAGGATATAAATTTGCTATTCCACAATAGGTGAAATATGAGAACTTTTAGAGAAGCAATGATTGTGTTGAATAATTTGAAGGCCATGAAGAATTTGCTTGAGTTTATCGAAGCAAATGGCGGCGATCCCGGCAAATTTGTTGATTGGTTTACATCAGAAGAAAATTTGATGGAAGCAGGTCCAGCACCTAGCTCAAATCCCGCTCCTCTCTTAACTGCTGGTGGTAGTTGGTTGGGTCAAAAAATAGGTCAATTTGTTGGAAGGGCAGGAGGAATCGGTTCCGGTATGGCTAGGGGATTAGCACAGACAATTGGCGGTACGGCAAGCGGAATTGCACAAGGAGCAAAAGCTGGCTATCGTGCTATTACTGCTGATTTGCCATCGTCCGCTAAAAATGCAACTGATGCTTTAAAAAATTTAGAAAATAGAATATCTCAGTCGGCTGAACTCAAAGCAATGTTCAAAGACCCAAATTTTATTCCATTGCTTCAAAATCTTCAGAAAACAATTGCAACTGCACTTGTTGAAAATAGAAAATCAAGAAGCGTTATCAATGAAGCTCAAAAAAAATCAGAGTACAAAAAAGTATTTATTGAATTGACAAAAGCAGGAATCGATCCTCATGAAGCTTTAAAAATTTATGTTGAAAACAATCTGTATATGAATGAAATTTTTCAGTCAATTGTTAATTGGTTTGCAAATATTGGGACTAGATGGAAAGAAAGATTAAGAAATATATCAAACAAACAAGACCAAGATGCAATTGCAAATGCCATGACCGCCCTCGGCAAATTGCAACAGGATATTCCTGCTTTTGGTCAAAAACCAAGCCAAGAGTTCCAGAAGTTCGCTCAAGAATTGGCAATTGCAGTTAACAATGCAACCGGTGGAGCTCATGGCGCAGAAGCTTATAAAGAAATTACAAGTGATTTGAAAAATAGGCTTAAAAGCACATTGAATCGTGTTGATCAAGCAAAAATTGATCAATTTGACCCAAATGCTCTAGTGAATATTGTTGTCAAAAGTTTTGATGAATATAAAAAAAGGTCGCCCATTTTGAACAGGGATGATCAGCAATTAGAATGGATTACATTTGTAGCAAAAGAGATAATAAAAAATCCCTCAAATGTAGAAAATGTACAAAGCATGATTAACGGATTCAACTCTGAAAAATTCTTTCTAGTTGATTTGTTAAAAAATCAAGGAGCAAGAAGTTATACTGAAGTAAAAAATAAATTATCTGGTATCGCAGATCAAAATGCAAGATTCCTTCTAAGCTCAAACCTTTTACAGTATGCTGCAAAATACGCTGATGCAGTAAAAAATGATCCAGAAAAAGTTAAGCAGTGGTATAAAGGAATTGTAGAAAAAATCGATGAGATAATTAAAAATCCCAATAATCTTGAGCGTGTGCAAGGCGTAATGTCAGGATATGTGTCGGAAAAAGAATTTTATGACAATATGGCAAAAAATGGAGTTGATTCACTTTATATTACTTCTTTAAAACCAATTCTAGATGCATTGGGAACAAAAAAAATTCCTTTGATTACAGTTTTGATGCAACACGCAAAAAAATATGCTGGCTTAGTTAAAAATGACCCAAGTAAAATGCGTTTATGGTATATGCAAATCGGTTCTCAAATAAAATCCGATGTCAATAAAGCTAGACAAAAAGCAATAGAATTAGAAACCAAAGCAGCCGGTGGGCCTGCCGCAACAAAAGCCAAAGCATATATGGATGCAGTTACAGGTCCGGCAGCTTCAAAATATGATATTATTATGGATGAAGAAAAAGATGATTTTGAGCGTCAATTTCAAGCGACATATATGGCAGTTGGTGACAATCCCGATTCTGGAAAACAAATTTTACAGAAAACAATTGAATTATTTAGTCCTCAGCAAAATACAAAAGGAAGCGTTAATTTGTTCGCACAAGCTTATGAAAAAGCATTAGCTGAAAAAATTCGCGAGTGGTATGATGGTGTCAGCGGAAACAATTTTGCAAGTGAACTTCAGCCTATTCTGAAAACTCCCACAGATCAACTTAAACTCGTTCAAAAGTTTAATCAAGCTCTTAAAGCTGGAACAGGCAAAGAAGAATTCTGGCAGGACATTGGTTACAAATTAAGAAATAACGAAAACATTTTTGAGTCAAGAAAGCCCAAAGTTGATCAGCAATTTTTGGATTCGATTTTGGGTAAAACTAAAAATCCCCAAGCCAGTTGGTTCAATTTCTAAAAGAAAAAGGGGTTGGCTAACCAACCCCTATTCGCCTTTGCTGCAATGTGCAGGATGTAAAAAGATAAATCACCCCCTATCGGTGCGCTGTACATCAGGCGAATTTTCAAATCCAGCCAGTTTTGATGGCTGTTTTGATCTCATCAATCGTCACCTTGCGACCCAAGAAATCACCTACTGATTCGCAAAAGTGCAATTCAATATCACGCTGAATTTCTCTCCTGAAAGATGGACCCATCTTTGCAGCATCCATGTAAGAACTAATGTCGATTTGCCAATCAAGCATCTCGCCACCAATAAATACGGCTTTTTGCATAACCCCATTTTCGCCCATCCCGAAACGAACTTCGAATTTTTTCATACCCAATTCTTCGGGCGTTGGCAGCTTATCAAAATTTCCTTCACTCATATCACACCACAATTTTACCGTTTGTATTGTTAATATAGTCTTATTTTAATGAAATATTATGACATAACATAAATATAGTTATGGAGTTCTATAAATGGGTCACTCTTCACGAATCAAATCTTGAAGAACTTTATTCCGACACAGTTCGTGCATTCCCACGAACCACAAAAAGACAGCATTCTATTGACGAAATTGCAATTTTAAGTCTTTCTGTGACTCCCTATCGGGGCGTTAGAACTCTATTCGTCAAAGGACTGGCAAAGAACGAAGAGAATGGAAGGGAATACAATCCCATAATCTTATTCAAGGATGTACGATACAAATCTTCAAATGATCGTCACAACTGGGCTGAGATTACCGCAAGCGATGGACGCAGGTACTTTTTTGAAAAGCTAAACGACCAAAATCATGTGGTTTTGCGTTGTAACTGTAAGGATTTTTTCTGGAGATGGAATTATACGGATCGTCTAGACAAATCTCTTTATGGTTCTGTGAGAAAAAAGTACGAAGCGAAGGAAAGACCGGGAAGTTCAAATCCTCTTGAATTACCGGGGATGTGCAAACATCTCATAAAACTTGCAAAATCTCTGACAGATGCTGACATCTTGGAGGAATAATGGAAAAGGAATTTACCAAACTAGTTACAACCCTCAATAAATTTGAAGGTTTTAACATAATAGACATAAGCACCGAATACAAATGGATTCATTTCAAACTGAATAATGAACAAAGTTTAAACGCAATTTCAACACAAATTTCTGAAGTAAAGGAATATTATCCCTGCAACTTGCTCGTTCTCGCAAATCAGAACGATCCCAAAGACTTTTCATATCAACTCGTCATTGAAACCGAAGAAAAATCTCGTTTTGTTAAAATTTTAAGTAAAAAATTAGAGAATGTTTTAGAAAACAACGGAAATCTTAGAAAAGCCAAACAAAAAGAATTAGGTCTTCCAGACCTGAGTCTCATAACTATTCGCCAAATGGCGGCTGAATTAAAGCAAAGAACAGGTCTTACCTTTGCTCTCGTCTGGATAGAAAATACGGAAAGAGATAATATAGCAATAGAAGGAAGTGGAAACCCTACTCAACTTGTAGGATTGCTAACCCGTGGAACACATATGGCAATAGAGTGGGCTGATAAAAACATAAAATTTTATAAGCCGGGAAATGATGAGTGATTATCCAAAACCTATTTTCACAATGATGTAATGAACTACATCGTGATTTCCTGCTGTAACTTCAAATTGCCAGTTTTTAGACGACTGTGCAGCAAGTGGTCTTGATAAATATGGAACAGTCTGACTTGTTCCTGTCAATAAAATACAATAATCAGAAGGACTACCTATAGGCGCAGGAATTGATACAAACTCACAATTTTCTTTTAGAGTCAATAAACCAGCAGCAACAATTTTAGGTCCAATCAAACGATTTAAGCCTAGATTAAGTTGATAGTTTTTCTTTTGTATTGGAGCGGAACCGTGACCTGTACCTTCTGTAGTTGTTGCTCCCATAAAAAACTCCAAAAAAAATGCCTTGGGCATTATACCCAAGGCATTAGAGTAACTAAGAAATCAAACAGTTGCGCTGAAAGGAGTAGCTTCCGCAGCAGTCTGATTAAGGAATGCATTCACAACAAAAAGATTGCCGCCAATATCCATGATCTGAATGGTATCGCCAGCATAGCCGCCTTTTGTTCCACCATTCAAAGTAATTGTATCGTCGCCAGAAACAACTTCCCAACCATTAACGCTGCTGCCACCATCGGCACATGCCAAAGCACGACCGACAAAGCTGTCGGAAGTATTAGCAACCTTAACGATGTCGTTGTTGCTTGTGACAGTAGTCCCAACAACGATTGTATAAACATCGCCATTACCAACTGATGCAGGAAGTGTTACAGTAACGCCAGCAGCTCTGTCTAGAACAACAATCCTACCAGCGTGATCAGCAGCAGTTAAAGTAACAGCAGAAGCAGAAACACGCACCAGCTTGCTTTCTGAAGCAAGATTATCTTGGACTGCCATAGGAGCCAAGTTTGCAGATTTAACGCTGCCATTAAAAACCAAAGGCTTAATATTGTAGGCTGAACCGGGACCGGTTCCTTGTGTAGTGGTAGCACCCATAATTTCTCCTTAGGAAAAAGAATCATCATATATATCTTTGAATAAAACCAATTTGTTTTTTATAATTCAAAATTTGGACATAATTTTGCGAAAAAACAATACATAAATTGAGGTGTAAAATGACCTATCAAAGTGGTCCTATATTAAAAGAAGCTCAAAAACAAACACTTTATGGCACAATTTTGGGTGGTTCGTCGGTCATCAAACCTGACCGTGGTAAGAATTGTTACTTGGCTATGAGAGATAGCAACAGAACTTGGCTTGAATATAAAATCGAAATACTTTCTGATTTTTTTAAAATAGATCAAAATACAGTCAAGAAAGACAAAAACACATTCAGATGTTACAGCGTTGCTTTCCCCATATTCAACGATATTTACGCAAAATTTTATATTGACGGCGAGAAATATATCAACAAAGAAATGCTTGAACTGCTTTCGGATGAAGCTTGGATGACTTGGTTTCTTGACGCAGGAAGAAAAAGCAAAAGAAAAGCATATCTCCGCACACAGAAGTTTGGCGAAGAAGGAACCAGAGTTATTGCAGAATATTTTAATTCATTAGACTGTGACTGCGAAGCTCATAAGTCCAGAGATCGACACGAAATAGTTTTTACAAACAAAGGCGCTTTTGAACTTCTCAAATATGTTGCGCCAAAAATTCCAGCTTGTATGTTGCAATACTTCGACTGATATGTTATTTGTGCAAAAAATTATCGAATGGAGTTTTACTGCACATGACAATGACAAAAAAATGTGAATGGCGTGATTGTAAAAGTTGGTCTCAAGTTTGTAAAACAATTCCTTGTGTAGACTATACAATCGTCAATATTCCAGACTCAGCTTACAATGGAAATGCTATAATTGTTTTAGAAATCGATCATGATTTCAAAAAAATTCATGAATTTTTTTTAGCAAATGAAAAAATATGTTGTATTATAAAATCCGAAAAACCAAATTTATTTGGCAGAAATGAGTCTGTAATATTTCATGAGTCATTCATAAAAAGAATTGTCTCATCAGATTTACATGGAAAATATCTGGACCTTGAACTCTCATTCCCTTTTTATGACATTATTTATTAACCATACCCAAAGGAGCACCACCGCCAGCGGGAGGGGCTCCACCAGCCATTGGAGCAGAACCACCGCCTCCTCCACCTACCATGGCACCACCACCGCCACCGCTTACTGGACCGCCACCAAGACCATATAAGTGAATACCGTCGTGAGGACGACGAATCTTTGCTGTTCTTGGTGTGGGTACTCTCATTTGAGGTTTATGATTGCTTGGAGTAGGAACCGTTCCGCCGTAAACACATGCGCCTTTTTTGCAAAAACCGCCTTCTTCAAGATTAAACAACCATTCCTTGAATGTCATAATCAATCCATTCGTATTTCTACTTTAAGGTTACCCGTTCCTTTAATCACCCTGTGATATACTCCAGCAGGAATTCTTACCTCGCCCTCAAGAACTTGAGGCAAATAATTGTCAAATTGAATCTTCCAATCTGTCTCGCCAATCACTTTTACAACTCTATCCTCAGCATCACGATGCCATTTCAGTTCCTCATTAGGAACATCTTCGGAAAATGTCCTAACTACATTTTTTTTACTTAATCTCTTTTGCTCAAAAGGCAACATATTACCACTTCTTTGTACTAACTAAACCAAGCTGCTTGGCATATCGATTGACATTGCAAGCCCACCATCCCGGTGTCGTGCGATCATGCTTGGTTGAACATTTATGACGAGCCAAGAAACTCTTCCTAGCTTTATCAGATTGATTCTTTACACTTAGATTAGGATCGCCCCAAGCAACCTTCTTGGCAACTACACGCCCTTCGGCATTTTTACGACCAGAATTTACAAACACATAAAACTTCTTAGGACCACCTCGCTTGGGACTATCCAAAGGCACTTGTTTACCTTGGTAAACTCCTGTCCTTCCAGCCTCAGTTAAAATAATAAACTCATCATTTTCATTCAGTTTTATTTGTCCAGATTCATGCAAAGAACGAACCTCATTCACTAAATCACGCCAAGCATCTGAACCAATACGAAAAACGCTGTCAGAAATTGAAAGACCATTGTCCATGTGATACTTTAAATTTTCAGAAATATTGACAACATTTTCTGACAAAGTCATAGGGACTACTGCTTCTCGTATCAAATAATACTGTTCAAAACTCATAAAAATCTCCACAAAATAATCTTATTTTTATATATGTCTCAAGCATATTTATATTGTTCAAAGGAAGCTATGAGAAAAATACTGGTCAGTATTATAATGTTTCTTTTAGTAGTCCTTGGAACTGTTTTTACAATTAGAAATACGAACGACATAAATCCATACGGAAGTCAGAAGACGGATGTTGAACCAACGCCGTCTTCTGACCAATATACTGGACAAATCACATCAGAACAATTCATTCAAGGATATGAAGACGGACAAGATGGCATTGTCATGGGTACTATCAAATGGATTTTTTCAAAAGATTATCGAGTGGGCCATATGCTCGGAACCCACGACAAAAAGAAAAATATAAAAAGATATACTAAGAGCGTTTTAAACTAGCTTTATATTTTGCTTGTCGCCTTTTTTCGCAAGGCTTTTGATAAACTTCGTGTTTTTTAATTTCTTTTAAAATGCCACTACGATCAAGCAATTTTTTAAATCGGCGCAGAGCAGAACCAATTGGCTCACGATCACGAATAGTCATCTTCATATAAAACGCCCTACAAAATGAATCAAGCCCAAGAAAACCTTGGGCTTGATTGCGAAAAACTTAGTTCTTCAAGTTGGGAGCCGGTGCCTTTTTCTTGTCCTCATTCTTCACAGCTTGCGGAGCAGGAGCCGGTGCCTTTGTCTTGTCCTCATTCTTCACAGCTTGCGGAGCAGGAGCCGGCGCTTTTTCGCTGCTCTTAGGAGCCTTACCAGCAGTCACGGTTGTGGTACTGCCAGTTTTGCAGGAAGAACAAATCTTAACTTTCTTCTTGAAAAGACAAGCTTCGGCATTTCCAACAAAAAGAGTCATAGCCAAAAAGGCGAAACCAGCAACAAGCGTCTTTTGCATAGGTAAATCCTCTGGCACATCATTGTGCTTGAAATAATCTACCACAGCATAAACAGGTTTGCAATTACTTTTTGGTGTCAATCACCAATTTGGTAAATTGACTCATCGACATACTGGTTTTCGGATAACGCACAATCTGATCCATTAAATGCTCGCCCTCTTTACTGTTCAATTTATTCCAAACATATTTTCTCGTTGTGATATCATAATCCATTAAAGCTTTCTTAATATGATCTACTACTGATTGAACACACTTAATCCTGCTACTTCCAACCGTGTCCTTTTTTTTAGGAGCAGATTGCGCCTTTGCTTCTGTCAAAAATTCATCAAAACTCTTCATTTTATTTACCTCACAATGTATATAGATTCATAGGCATTTTATTGAGGATTACTTAAATATGAGCGCACTATTGGAATGGAAATTACTCCGTCTAGTTGAAACTGAAGAAGCATTGGTTTCCGGTCCCGGTATTGAATTGCTTAAAAGAACAGTTGCTGATATGGCAGCAAGAGGCGTTCCAAACGAATACAATGATTATGGATTTAATAAATCAGATTGGGATACCTACCAAAATCTTTCGCACTATCTTTCACAATCAGCCATACCAGCAAGAATCGCAACAACTTTTGTTCGTATGTTAAGCAAATATAGAAATACACAAGTGCCAAATTATGCCGAAATAAGCCGCTTAGTCACCACAGATTTCAACAATATGCCTAGGGCTGCTAGTGCCACAGGTTCAGATCAAATTGATCAAGACAAGATTCACATTTATGGCGACCAACCACTCACCTACGGCAAAGTAAGAGTTTATATCCCTCATGGAGTCGATACAGGCGATATGAGAGCAATCAACAGAATCGTTGATGAAAAAATGAGGCAGGAAGGCGCACAGATTGTCACCGACAGATTTGGAAATGAAGGTTACGAAAGATTCAAGAAATTTTCTAAAGATCGTGACAATCCGCACATCGTACACATCCACACCAGCGTTCTTCATGATATTATTGAAACACTTAAAACAAGAAAAAATTTAGAAGTTACCGGACATGCTCCCGGTCAAAGTCCTAGCGCATTGACAGCATCAGCAGGTTCAACGCCGGGAGGTGCTGCCGAAGAACCATCAGCAGCATCAGCAGCACCTGAAGTTGAATTACTTGGTAAAGTTTCAACTCGTTTTGGAGAAAAACTCAAAGTAAAGTTCAATGTTCCTTTCGATAGAAGTCCTTATCCAGCAATCAAGAGTGCTGGACTTACTCCAAGAGCCGCTTCCTACTCAGTAGATGACCATCAAGCAGGAAGACCGGGAATTATCCTTATTGACCTTCAAAATAGAAGAATGTTTGATCAGGTCAGAGATGTAATCGCTCATAAAGGTCTTAATGTCAGTCCTCTTGATCACTTTGCTCAGGAGAATTTTGAGAGAACATCCCCAGCTTCCTCGCCTGAATCCGAAACAAGACCTACTTCTCCGCCCACCGACGCAGAAGGAAGAGAAAGTCACAGAATCATCAGGGTTATCAATTTTTCTGATCTTCCCGGCACCAAAATGAAAGTTCAAGTTCAGTACAATCATCCAGAACTTGCTGGAAACCTTGGTAAAAAAGGTTTTATCAAAGAGTTAATTCAATATACCTTCCCTGAATACGAATGGAATAAAAACGGTTACTTTTATGAGGTGGATGGTAATTTCCAACAATATGCAATTTTTGGTGAACTCCTCAAGCGTTTTGGTTATGATGTTCAAGAATTAAGAACCGTATTGAGCACAAAACTTGATAGCGGTCGTATGCAAAAGCAAAAATATACTGGGCAACATGATCAGGGCGAAAACCTACAACAAATTAGCCGAGATATTGACGAAAAATTACCTGAAAGCACTTACGAACTTTATGATCAACAAAAAGAAGGCGTTGCATTCCTCTATGGTCGTCATCATGCCATTCTTGGCGATGAGACAGGATTCGGCAAAACCGCACAACTTGTTACTGCTGCCGCTTTGAGAATGAAAGAGGATCAACACCCAACACTCATCGTCACTCTCAAAGCCACACAAGAACAATGGATCAATACCATCAAAGCGGTTTGCGGATCAGAAGAAACCCAGAACATCAGCACAGATGGTTCTCAACCTAAAAAGTGGACAGTTCTTTACTACGAAAATTTTTCCGCTGGGAAAAAATTACCTGATGTATTAGAAAATTGCAAAAGAGCAAACTTCGGAATCGCAATTTTTGATGAGCTGCACAAACTTAAACATGAGACATCCAAACGAAGCAAGAATATTGCCGAAGTTATTGAAAATATTCCAACAGTCTGGGGTGCATCCGCTACAATTTCAGCTAACAAACCAATGGATGTTAAAAATCAACTCGCAATCCTCAAGCATCACCTTGGAAAAATTAAAGAAAGCAAATTCAAGAGAGATTTTGCAGGCGCAAGCCCTTCAGGATATAGAGGAGCCTATGAGATTGATGATAACAGTGATGAATCATATCGTGCTGCTGAAAGACTCAACAAATGGCTTAACCTGTCAGGCGTTTATGTACGAAGAAGCAAATCAGACCTTCGTGATATGCCGACTCTAAACAGAGCAGAACCTACCGCTCGTCCAATCGATGAGGCGGAATTTAATCGTAAGTATATGGAAAAAGTCAGAACATATGATGATCCTAGTCACCCACTTTCTAAACTTATTGCCGCTAGGGAGGTTATAGCACAACTCAAAACAGATCAAACAGTCAATAAAGTAATCAAAATTGTTCGTGAAAACATGGATGATCCTACAAACAATTATTCAAAGAGCAAAGTCGTTGTATTCACGAATTTCATCGAATCCGCCAACCAGCTTGTTAGCAAACTATCTGCCGCACTCAGACAAGTTAACCCTCAATTTAAGGTAATTACTTATCTCGCTATGACCAAAAAGAGCGAAAGAAAAAGAGTTAAGGATGTTTTTGGCCAAGACCCCAACGCAAAAGTTCTTGTCATGTCACTTAAAATGGGCGGAACAGGAATTGACTTCCCCAATGAAGCCAGAAATATGGTTGTAAATGATTTTGATTGGACTCCAGAAAGCGCCGAACAAAGCGAAGGAAGAATTTATAGAATTAACACCAATCATCCCGTGAACATCGATTACACCTTGGCTAAAGGAATTGATGAACAACTTTATAAGAAAGTTCAAAGGAAAAGGGAACTAGCAGCGATTATACAAAAGTATAGAAAAGAATTGCATAAAAAGGAACATGATCCAGAATTATTACAGAGAATCATAGATGCTCAAAGAGAACTTCGTCAACTCGATGATGAAATGACCTCTGCTGTTGCTAACGATCTGCCAGCAGTTAGAAGTGAATCATTTTCTGAATTTATGAAAAATTATGAAGATATCAAGAAACATTGGTTCGGTATATAGATTGATATTTATTTGACACGCACTCGCTTAGGTGCGTGTTTTCAACTATATTTGTCTAACTGATCGAATTGTATAATTTGACATCTTCAGCATAATATGCCTTTATCCTATCAATCTGCTCAGAACTCAAAACTGGTTTAACATTTCTGCCCTCATTAACTTTAGGTAAAGGCCATTCCAAATCAGCATCACGGCAGAATTGTTGCAGTTGGTCAGGAAACCTATAAAGTCTTGTATCACCTGTAATCAACCACGACTGTTTTATGAAATGAGTGTTTTTCCGAATTGGCATAGGCAAAGATTCTAAAACATATTCCTTGTCATCATTCTCCAAACCAGTCAATAACTTATCAACATCTTGACTTAGATAAGAAACCCCAGATAAAAACCTATCAACAGGATTTCTTACCAGCAAAAGAACAGGCAATTCAGGATTTCTCGTTATTGTGCATAGGTTCTGCCAAAATGACACGGAATCATTCATGTCGCATCTGAACATCCTCTGAAAAGATTCTGGCAAAGAAGCCTTAAATTCGTCGCTAAATCTAGACCAATTTTTTTCATAATCATCCAGAGCTTTTTGTAATCTCTCTGGATGATGCTTCCTAACAATAGCAGATGCCAAGGCTGATGATGCAACCTTGGCATTAAACGCTATACAACAATGAGGCAACACAAAATACTGCATTCAATATTAGAGTATTTAATTAAAATTTTCAACCATTAACTGGTGCTGGTGCTGGTTCTGGAACTGGTGCTGGAACCATTTCAATTTCTGATTTAGGATTAGCTTTCTTAAAACGCTCAATGCATTTTTCCACACCGCCAGCATCATCAATCGTTTCTTTAGACCATTTGGAAATAATATTGTCATTTTTATCCATAACAATATATTTGTTTTCTTCTGTTTTAATCTTGTACTTCATTTTTAGGACTCCTTTTAACATGAAATATGCCATCTAATTCTTTACATTCAAATCTATAGTATTTATACCATTTCAATAATCTTTCCAATTGCAAGCCAGAACAAAAATTGTCATTTCCAGTTATAGAAGGACCAACCAAATTAGGCACCGCTCTTCCCGTAATAACCACACCATGCTTGTCTGCTAAACCACAAATAAATACAACAGTCTTATTCGCACCTATTCCATCAAATGATATTATGTTCTGAACACGCAACTCATCAGGCTCTATAAACTTACACTTCAAAAGTGTAGTTCCATGCTTGAAGTGACTACCAGAAAAATCCCCGTGCGTCCAATGATGTCCACACGGGGTGCAATTCTTTTCAAACTCTTCCCTAAAAGAAGAAATCATACATCAAGGAGTATAATCACCAGTAAACAAAGAAGAAGGACTCTTGATCACAATAAAGTCAACATCTCTCTTCTTTGCACCTTGAATGTTAAAACTTTCAACAAGACCATCTCCATCAAGATTCTTGTTAACACCATAAGTCTTGCCAGAACAAAGAATCGTTAACTTCTCAGGCAAATCCTTAACATCAGATGGCAAAGTTACTGTAACAGTTCCATCATTGTTGTAAATCTTGCCATGCCATACGACATGGGGATCAAGCAAAGATGCATATTGATCACGAAGATTGCCGGGACCACGGGTAACATTTGCTGCTCCCGCACCCACTCCGGTTACTGATGTAGCTCCCATTTTTTCCTCCATTTGTTTTCAAAATACTATCTTTTATCATTCATCCAAATCAAAAATTATTTGGTGGCTGAAATTAAATAAAATTCCAAAACACTACACCCATATATATCCTTATTAAGTATTTAAATAAATTTGTACTATTGAATTTTAGCAAAAATCTTGCTTATATTATTGTCCATAAAATAATAAAATCATCAAAAATTTTACTTTCTATCAGCTCACGAAGAAGCAGCAATTACTTTGATTCAATGGAATTTTTTCTTTGATGATTTAGACAAGCAAACTACTTGCAAAAATGGAATATCAAATCCAGCAGATGCAAATTCACCCTGCAATCTCTTTGCTACTCTCAACGCATCATCACGCCTTATAAAATGCAATTCGTAATCTTCTACTACTCCATCATGCATATCCATAGCTGTTACATTCCGACCATTTAAAAATTGTAATTTAAATGAAAATTCTGTTTCCCAAGCACTAAAAAATTTTTTACTTTCTAAAATATTCATTTTTTTAATCTTCCACAGAATTTTATATTTGAAACTGTTATCAAACAAATTTTATTCTTCATTTTTTGCCTTTTTCTTATCATAATTCGTCTTCATCTTCTCACTACGACAAGGCTTGCACATCGTACAATAACCATCACGCTTACTTTTGTCAGGACTGAATTCTTCAAACAATTTCACTACCCTACACTTATTGCACTCCTTCTTACCCTCCGAAGCATATGGATTTTCTTTTCTAAGAGCTAATTTAGGTTTGCTCCCTGCTATGTGGCCTCCCTCTCTCTCACATATATATCGACCATTCCTAGCTATGTTCTTCTCATATGTGATGCGTAATGGATGGTGAACCTCATTACAAAAGGCACATGAAACTTCAACTTTATTATTGGCAAAATGACGCTGATAGTAACCCAAATGATGGTAAGCACATCTGTAGAAGCTGTAAGCTGAAAACTGATAATCCCGCAAAAAGGGCAGATGTGCAAGCAAAGATTAAGAAAACAGTTGAGGAAAAGTATGGAGGAGTTTTGCCAATAAACACACCAGAGCAAATTGCCAAGAGAAAAGAGCAATTTAAGGATCAAGGCTTTGTTGAACAAGTGCTTGAAAAAAGAAAAGAAACCTGTTTGGAAAAATATGGTGTTGATCACCACATGAAATCAGAAGTTGGCAAAGAAGCTGTAAAAGCTGCCATGCAAGAAAAATATGGCGTTGATTATCCTCTTCAATCAGAGGAAGTTAAAGAGAAAATGCGACAAACCTGTCAAGAACGCTATGGTGTAGACAATATCATGGATGTTCCAGAAGTTAAGTCAAAAGTAGCTCAAACCATGATGGATAGGTATGGCGTTGAAAGATATAATCAATTGCCGGAAATGAAAGATTATTTGAGAGATAATTGTAGAGAATGGCTGAGGGAATCTTGGGAAAATCCTTGGGCTAAAGGAATTACAAGGCCAGAAGAATGGAATCATAAACAAAGTGAAACAATGGCTCAAAAGATTATTCGTGGTGAATTCTCTCCAGAAGACCCAAGATTCTTTTACACAGGATGGTACAATAGTTCTAAGTGTAAAAAATCAAGAGCATTTTATCGTTCTAGTTTAGAATTGATCATGCATTATATTATTGATTCGGATGATAATGTTTTATGGTATGAGAATGAACCATTTGCAATTCCTTATGAAAAAGAAAACGGTGTTTACAGGAATTACATACCAGACTTTTTTGTATTTTTGAAGATTGGTCTTCCTAGAATTTATGAAATTAAACCATCTTTCAGGATGAGAGAACAAGAAGTTAAAAATAAGGTAGAAGCAGCAAATATATTTTGCAATAAAAAAAATATTGAATTTATTTATGTTGATGAAAAATTTTTGAATTCAAAGAATATTGAGTTGGAATTTTTATTGAATTTGCCTCAAGTCGAATCTTTGAAAAAGTAAAAAGAGAGAACCCCGGTTTTGAGCCGGGGTTCTTTTTATTCTTATTTGAGATAAGAATAGTATGCCTATATTACGAAATTTGCGATAGAAAGTCTCGCATAGAATTTGGCACCTTCGCGTAATAATTTTTTTCCGTAACGGGTAAGTATGCCCTTGCGAGGACAGAAGGACTCTGGATCAAGGACAACTGGGGTCTGAGTAAGAGGAACATAAGGACAGTAGAAATATCCGCTATCCATGTAGCTATCACCCTTGTATCCCATGAGAAGTTGATTGCTTGGGAAGAGGGGGTCTTTGTAGAGTCTCCAACGATTGTTCACGGTGCCGACATACTGGATGCCAAGGCTTGAGGTGAAGGTTTCGGAAGGAGCAGGAGCGAAGCCAGCGGTAGCGGTTTCAAAGATTGAAGCAACTTCTGGGCTGGTCACGATCCAGTTAGCGCCACCACGGAGAGTCTTCCTATGGATGACATTGGAAATTTCGACAACCTTAACATAAAGGCTTTCGTACTTTTCCTTGATGGTTTCGCCAAGAGCGGTGTTGAAGTCCCAAGCGGACACGGTGCCTGCGTTGTTACGGAGGTCGGTGAGGACTTCACGGTCGATTTCGAGGTTGATTTCCTGAGCGAGAACAGCGGTCAACTCGGCTTCAGCATCAAGATTGTGCTGTGAGCGGAGGTCTTGCTGTGCTTCATAAGACCAAACAGCCTTGAGCTTACGGGTCTTAGCAGCGATTTCTTCTGATTCAACGACAAGGTTGATCTCAGGAAGGTCTTGATTGCACTCCATGTTCATCTCATAGGAGACGACAGCGTGATTTGGACCGGGAGCGCCGTTCCAAGTAAGGGTTAGTTCGCCAGTAGTGGTATTAAGAGTACCAGCGGTAACTTTAGGCTCAGGAACGCCGATATCGTTGAAGGTGAAAACGCCGCCAGCAGAAACCGTGAAGGTCTGGATAGCAGTAGAACCATCATAAATAGTGCCGGTAATTGTGCCGGGGAGGATTGGAGTGTGTTCAAGAGGTGAGAATACGCTCAAAACGCCTGCGCCAGCGTCAGTGCTGGTTGTTTCGTTCTGAACGAACTGGCTTGAGTAAAAAATGTCAAGATTAGCAGTACCGTCAGCCTTCTGCATCAATGAGTTGGCATCATCACCGGGGAAACCGCCGATGTTGTCAGCGCCACGGGTAGCGCCCTTGTTGCTGGAGTAGCGGAAGCGGAGATAATAGACAAGACCGGTGGGGCCAAGCAAAGGCTGGACGGATACGATCTTGTTGGCGATAAGCTGTGGGTAGATACGACGAACAAGGGGAATTGAAATTCTCTTGAACTGGGCGACATCGCCAGTATCGGTGCTGACTTCGTTCATCAGTCTTTGGTTTTCGAGCAGAACTGCGGTTGCGGAGCGGACATATCGGTCCTGAATGCCTTCGAGGAGACCGGTCTGCTTCCAACGAGTTTCTAGCTCCCTAGCCTCGTTCAAAAATCTTGAGTTTGCGTTCATAAAGTTCCTATTCTTTAGCTAAAAGGAGTAAAATTTACTTGGTTTGTTTCAGACCCGACAAGACCAACAGTTGATCCATGTCAGAACCAGCGGAAGCGTTGTATTCAGAGATCACAACATTGTCGCTGGATGTATTGCCTCTCCCCGTTACATTCTTTGCTTTCTCAACTCTTTCTTTCTGTTCGCTGATGACAGCGTATTTCTTTTCCTTTGTGACAAACTTGCGGCTTTCGCTGATGAGTTCTTGGGCTTGGCGAACGCTCTCGTTCAGCTTGGTGTTTTCGGTGCTGAGACGGATGTTACGGGCTTCAAGAATACGCAATTGAGCTTTAACCTCGTCAAGCTGCTTGGAAGTTTCCTGTAGCTTTTCGGTGTTTGCTGATGCGAGGGTGTCGTCGGAAAGATAGTTCGAAGCAATGTTAACGATCTTGTCGAGTGCGACCTTGTGTTCGGCAAGACGGGGATCGTTAAGAACATCACGACGAGCTTGTTCGTAAATTTCTTGACCTTTGATTGAGAGGAAGTCGCTAATCTTGTCAACCATGTATTCTTTCATGGCTACGAGTTTGGAGTCGTATTCCTCGTACATTTCAACTTCAAGATTTTGGTTCTTTTCACGCTCTGCCTTCAACATTTGATAAGCTTCTTCGTAGCCATCGTTGAGGGCAGATTTGTATTCTTCGCCTTGGAGTTCAAGACGGCTGCGAAGATCGCCGATGATTGAGTATGCTTCCTCGTAGCCCTGCTCTGCAACTTTCTCTGCTTCGGAAAGTTCGCTGGTGAGTTCGGCATAAGCTTCCTCAAGCTTCTGGTTGTATTCAGACTCAAGGTTCGCCTTGGCTTGTTCAAGCAGTTCGCTGACGGCTTCCGCAACCTCATTGACTTCGCTTTGGGGCAATAGTTTCTTAAGTGCATCTACGATCTTATCCATTAGCCTAACCTCGCTGTGATTTTTCTTGTTTGTTGTTCGATTATTCCACCTAAACATGCCAATAAGGCTTCTTTGTTAACCTTATGTATGCTGCTGCTTTCGTTTTTTACCGAATTTTTCGGAAATTCTTGGGCAGGATGAGGTGAATAATTTTCTTTCTTGCCACTCGACAATTTCTCCTGAAATGCCGAATGAGTGCTTGGGTCTGCTACGGCATCAAAGGTGATGAGTTTGTAGCTTTCACCAATCACTAAAATTCCATTCTCGTCGCTTCTTCCATTTCCAACGCCTCGGCTAGAGATGCCGACACGAACGCCGTCATTCAGTAGTGCTTTGAGAATTTTTCCATGAGGGGTATTAAGGATTTCTCCTTCTCCCATCAGGTTATTACCCTCCCACCATAGTTTAGTAACGATGTGAGAGCATTTCTCAAAATGAATTATAGAGTCTGTTGGATGGTCTAATTCGCCGATAAGACCACGATTTTGGATAATTGGCATAAGCTTTTTGACATTTTCGTCAAGAACAGCATAAGGATAGATTCTTTTATTTTTGTTGACGGCTTCAGCTTCTTGGAATTTACCTCGGAATTTAGTCAGTCCCCTATCGGAGACTGACTCGTTCATATTCATGGTAAATCCGCCGTTGTTGCAGCAATCAACCAGCAGAAATTGGTTTTCCATTGAACTCCTTTACTTAGACAACTGGTTTTGGCATAACAGGCTTGGGAGCCATAGGATTCTTGAGATTTGGCCAAGTGTCGCCGGAAGACATGGTTCCAAGGTCTTCTGAATCGTCAAAAACTGACTTTTCTTTCATCTTGTACATCATGGACTTGGGGACATAAGGGTTCTTCATGTCTGGCCAAGTGTCGCCTGAAGCGATGTTGCTGAAACCGTCATTTCCCATTTCGTCTGCAAGACCCTTGTCGTAATCTTTGCCATCGCTAACAGGAGCAGCGTCCTTCCAGCTACCGGTATTGTTGCTGGATACTGCTGCTTGTTTTGCGTTGTATTTGGTCATGCTGTGGTCGCCGCCGACGCTAATTTCAGGTTTTGCATCGATTCCGGCATCGCCTTCGCCTGCTGCTTCAAGAAGATCAGCGAGGTAATCAGCAATTGCTTCTGCGAGACTGAGATCAACATCCGCCCTGTTGTTGAGAATTGCGCTACATTCCTGCATGAAGTCGGCAGCGTCGATTCTAGTTGCTTCGTCGCCAATTTCAGCAGCGACACGATGAACTTCAAGCAGAGCGTTATAAAGATCAGAGAAAATTCTGAATTCGTTTTCGGTGCTTTCGTCAATTTGTGCAAATGCTAGGTCTGCGACTTCGGCGAAATCCTTGTAGGCATCTGAGCATGATTCGCACTCGGATGTCACATCGTTTTTTGCGCCAGCAAGGGTTGCGATCTTGCGGACTCGTTCGGTGTAGGCGTTGTGAGCGGAGCGAAGAATTGCTTCTGCCATGAATGCACAGGTTGCATCGTCATAATTTTTAACGCCTGCTGTTTCAAGAGCGACTGCGATTTGTTCGGCAAGTTCGCTTTCGGTGACATAGAGAACATCTGGCCAGCGGCTGATGATGGCTTCAAGGGTTTCCTCAAGAGCGGAGCTATCGCTAATATTGTTATAACGCTTGAGGTCAGCCATAGCCTTGACGAAGTTTTGGTCTTCGTGAATCTTCTTCATTTTGCCACGAAGAACTTTGCTTGTGCTGTCGATGGTCTGAAGACCCATGTCAAGGACTTTGCCTTCGTTACGCTTTTGAATGGTTGGGATTGCGACTGCGACAACATTGCCTTGGCTATCGGTTTTCATGGTGGATTCACGAAGGAGTGATCCTGTCGCCTTGAAATCAAGGTATCCGATGACATTTTCGCACATATTGAGCCATTCTTTCATGGCACTTGGCTTAATCTTGCGTGCATAGACTCTCTTTTGTCCTGCACCAGCAATTTTACGAGCCTTTTCACGGACAGTTTGCTTCTTTGCTGTAGAGAGACCACGAAGGGTTTTCATGCGGGATTCAATGCGCCTCTTGACATCTGCGGGATTTTGGTGTCTTCCCTTGAGCTTGGAAGGCTTGCGAAGTCCTTTGGGCTTGCTGACTGTGAGCTTGAAGCCACCGATGCTGACTGCTTCGTTTATTTCACGCTTGATTGAGGGCATATTCATGTATGACTCAAAAAGTTCATTGGCTTTTTTGTCCTTGTTTTCAAGGATTGAATCAAGCATGTCGCTGATCACTTTCCTTGCTGCTTTCTTTTCTGTTTGCTCATCAATAACAAGCATTTGGATATTTTCGAGGATGACTTTGTCTTTGTCGATGGTGTAGACTGCATGGACGAAGTTGCCATCGTTGGTTTGATAGGTGACATCTGATTCACCGAAAGAGTGTAGATTTAGTTGTTCAACACCCAGAGTTTTTGCAAGCACTTCCTCTGCTTGGATCAATTCGTTTTCTGCGTTTGTAAATGATGATTCTTCGATTTTTCTAAAAGCATCGAAGCTAATTAGTTTTCTCTTCATAATCTATTAACTCCCTGATCTGGTTAAATTACAAATCATACATTCTTGACGGTGCTTGCTAATGAGAGTATGTATACTTCATGCTCCATTTTTGCAGCCGTATGTTTAAATTCACACCTGCCTAGTATATAAGTATGCAATAGAACGAGAATTTGAGGAAATAAATGAAAACATTTATGGAATATCTTGCTTTAAACGAGGATGCTCCCTCATACATTGCAGAGAAAAAGCCGGATCAAAAACATCAAGATGCCGACAATACAGCGATTGCGGTCATGGCTTTGAAACATTTGTTAAAAACCAAGCCGGAAATGATTGTTGCTTTTCTAAATCAACAAAGAATGGACCCAGATATCCGAGAAATATTGAATAAACACAACCTTGATGCCTTCCTTGACATCAAGAAGAAAATGAATGGTGGATTTACCGACAAGGGTTTGGGTGATCGATCAGGTAAAGAAGAGGGTGAACAGATCAGACCGCCTGCTGCTGATGGTTTTAATCTGGGTTAATTTTTCTTAAATAAATAATTATTTGCTTTTTTTAGAGAATTTTCATTGATTGCAAATTCCATATTGTCAAAAATGATAGTATCATGGCCACATTTGGGGCATATGCAGGTTTGTTCCTTGTCTGTAAATGATATTATTTCTTTTGATTGAATGGTCAAGCAGCATTTGACACAACCTGCAATTGTGGAACTGTCCAAAAATTTGCGGTTTTTGAAAAATAGATTAGGCAATTGAGCCAAATTTATCATTCGTCACCCACGCTAAAGTCGATGTTTTCTGCATCTGATTCCAAGTCATAATTTTGGATTTCAAGATCATATTTTTTAATATCTTTTTCGTTTGGTTCTTCCATTTCTGATGGCTCTGCTGCGGTAGTCTTTTCTGCTGGAACTTCAGTTGGTTCCGGCAATTCGCTGCCTGCTTCGCCTGCTGGTGGTGGTGGTTCTCCCATACCGGGTTCGGGCATTGCTGAGGGTCCACCAGCTTCTGCGCCGAGTTCTTTTCCTGCTTCTTCTGGTTGACCGGGGATGCCGACACCGAGAAGTTGTGGGTTTTGCGAAATAACTTGCAATTTTAAGTCTTCAAGTTTTTGTATTTTGAGTCGGGCGAGGATTTCTTCGGTTTCGTCCTCGTTATATTTCAATATTTTAGTCATAATGTCAAAATCCGACATTAACTGACTGCTTTTGAGAGTACCAGCGTTGCCATAACGGGTGTTTACAACTTCAGCACGGGAAAGTTCACGCCAATCGCTAGGTGGTGTCATTTTGACTCTAAGATCACGATAGGATTCTTCAGGGAAACCCCTGAGAGCCAAATGTCTCTCTGCGATTTCTAATAATCCATCTTCAAAATGACTTTGAAGTCTTTCGATCATTCTGGCAAATTTAACATCTTGGGCAGACAAGCTGATTCTTGTTACACCGGGGTCTTCGTTATTGAAATAATTCTTGGGGAAGTTAAGTGCAGTAAGAAGTTTATTTCGGAAATATACTGCATCATCGATTTCGCCGAGATTTTCGGCTCCCGGCAAAGTATCGATTCTGGTGTTGCTATTTGGTCGAATAGGTAACCAGTAGTCTTCATCTTGAGCGGGTGGCATCCAGCGTTCTTCTACTTGGTTTGCGCCGGGACTGCCGCTGTTACTTGTAATTTTTCTTTTGCGGAATTGATCTTTTAATCGATCAATAAATGCTTCAGCCTTGAATGGTGGAAGTTGACCCACATCAATATAAAAAACTCTGCGTTCAGGCGCTCGAACTAGTCGATAAACGACCATTGCATCTTCCATAAGTCGAAGACTGTGGGCTGGAGCACGGGCGGGTTCGATAAGGCTTTGACCATATGGATAGAATGTCTTTCTATCGTCACCTATTCTGAAATGGACTATCTGGCTTGGTGCAAATCTAATTGCTGTGCTTTGAGCTATTTCTGAATCGGTCATATCTGTGACAGAGCCACGGACAATTGCTTGATAGTCTGGACCTTCCTTGCTTTGTTGGAATTCAATGAGACGATTTTTGACTGTTTCGATGCGGTACATTGTTTCGGCTGGAAGATGAACACAACGATAGATGCCTTCCTTGGGGTTGTCAGGATTGATTACGATTTCAACAAATAAGTCGCCAAATATGCATAAGTTTTTGAACCATGCCCAGCCATGCCGATTGAAATTGAGCATTTTTCTATTGAGGAAAAGCCATTCAATTTCTTCTTTTACATCTTGGTTTTCCGTGGTAATTTTAAATATGTTGCCGTTTTCGTCTCTTTGGCAGTTGTGAAGAATTACGGAGTCTGTAGCAAAGCATTTATGTTTTTCGACGGAAATGTCATAAACATCCATTTCCGGTCCTTTTGAAACATCAACGACTCTTCTTCGGTCTTCATATTTCCAATGAAGTCTTTTTATTTCACGGTAGGAAAATCCTTCTTTATGAATCCAATCTTCGATGGAGTGCCAATCGTGACCCATTTGCTGCATGGTTTTTCTTGTGGACAATCCGCTGCCAAGTAATCTGCAAGCAAGATTTACTTTTTCATAAAACGGATTTGTTTTGCCGGTGCGCCAGTCATCTATGAATTGTTTTTCGTGAATCCAGCCTTTATTGAAGGTCATAATTCTTGGGAATTGATTGACTTTCATTTTGGTTAATCGTTGATTTGCCGGGATTCGATAGAATGGCATGAGTTCGTCGCCGAATTGTATTTCGCCAGCTTCGACCCAAGTTCCGTCTCGTTTTAGGACTTTATGATCAGGCGTTGCTGTGATGGTGCTGCCATTATCGAGTACAATTCTTACTGTTCGGGCTTTTTTGACTAAACGAGGTGCAAATCCCCAGCCGATGGTGTAGTCATTTTTTTCAAAATCATAGCAATAAACGAGAAATCTTTCATCGGCTCTTTTGTCTGCTAGTTCTTTTATTGTTACAAAACCGAATGGAGTTGCTATTTTGGTATTACCGGCAACGCAGGCTTCATCGGAAAAAACCGTCATGGCCATTTCAATTTCTGGCACATTACGAAGTCGTTCGTACTCTTTATAACGCATGGCACGATTTGACAGCGTAGTTGTGTCAATCATGTCATTGGTCTGACGATAGCTAGACATGCCGCCGCTGACTTGTGCGCTATTGATATCAGCCCCGAGTGCCTCTGGTTGGCTTACACCAGCAGAGGTAAACTGCCTTGGGTCATTGCGACGAGAAAGAGGGTCTGGCTCAGACGCATAGCTGAACAATTTGAAAAAGTCGGTCCACGATGGAGCCAT